GTCTCGCGCCACCCTGTAAGCACAGTGAGGTCAGGGTACGCGGGCTGCCGGTGTTTTTCCGTAGCGCTGCACTACCGGCTTATCAGGTCCAGGCCTTCCGTGAGGCTGCCCTGGCTGCAGTAAAACTCAGGCAATAAAAAACCCGGCGCATTGGCCGGGCTTTCTTGGATCAAGAGTACGTTGCCGAAGGCAAAACTCTAACAGTGGCGATAAGGTATCACCAGCCGCACGGGAACGCAATAGGCCCTCATGCGGCCTCGCGCATTTCGTAAATTACCGCTGCAACGGGGCTCAGCGCGCGCCGGTCCAGATCCTCGCAGCACTCGAAGATCAGTTGCAGTACCCCGCCCCAGTCCCGCTCCCAATTGCACGATTCCAGGCGCACTTCGTAGACTTGCCACATCCAGGCCCGGAACTTCTCGGCATTGGCCAGTGGGTCTTCGTTGGACGATTGCCCGCCCTGGTGCATGTGCTGGTACCGGCGTAGCACGCCCTTTACGACGAACTCCAGCTTCTCGCGCTTAGCCGCCGTCATGCGTGGAGACCGGTTTTGCACCAGCAGGAACACGACCTCTTCCGCCGCCTCCCGGATATCGTCGCTTTGCTCGGCGGCGTACATGAAGTCACCGAATACGCGGATCTGCGGGTGAAGACGAGCGATTGCCGACTGGATGTGCCCAGCCAGTGCCCCGTGCACAGCGTGGTTTGCCGTCGGGCCGCGCTCGGTGTTCTGCACCACCACACCGAGCTGCACAACATCGGAGGTCTGGCCGGGGGCCGGGTTGTACTTGCAGTCATGCCAAGCCTGGCGCGCTGAGTTGATCTTCATGCTGCCTGCCCCTTCTTGAGTTCTCTGGTCTTTGCCCGGTATTCGGCGGTCATCGCCTTCAGTTGCTCGATGGTGTACTTCTTGGCCTCATGAGGCCCTTCGATCCAGGCCAGCATCTCGGCACCTATCTTCTCCAGCAGGCGCGGGCGGTAGCCGAGGATGTTTCCGGACTTCGATAGGTTGCAGTTCTTGTTGCATTGGAGATGGACGTTCAGCGGCTCGAAGCGCAGTTCAGGGCATGAACCAGTCGTCCTGTAGTGGCCCGCGCAGTACTGAACATCCGCAGTGGTTCCGCAACTGATGCAGGGCTGTCCGGCGTCACGAGCACGTATCCAGGCGTTGAATGCGTGCTGCGTATCCTTGAGGTGATCCGCCCTGCTCTTCAGCTTCTCCTTACGGACCTTGATGTCCTTGCGACCAACATCCGCCAGGGCCTTCTTGGCGCTCGCCTGGCCCTTCTCCGACTTGCCGTAGGCGATGGCGCACTCGATCTCGCCGCACACCGCCTGCGTATCTCTGGAGGGCGTGAACATCACTCGGCACTCTGGGCAGCGCTTTCGGCGTGCGACACCAGACTTGATCGGAGTTTTGCGTTGCAGCGGGGTGCGCTTCATGCGAACACCTCGCGAAACCATTGCAGCACTGTTCTTGGCTTGGCCATGGCCAGGCCATCTTGATATCCGGCCCGGTATGCATCCATGAATGGATGGCGCAAATACCTGACACCGTTGCGGTTTTTCGCATCTCGGTGCCCTTCTTCGTAAGCCTGGCGACTTCTCTGGGACGTTTTACTCATGCCGCCGCCTCCCATTGCTCAGGCATCTTCCCTTTCGGCTCGCTCCAGGTGACGCCCTTTTCGGCGCCGAAGACGTACATGCATTCGATTACGTCGCCCAGTTCGGCAACGGTCATGCGCTTGGTGCTTTCGCCCAGCATCACCACACCACCGTTGATGCCCTGGGCCATGCGGATCTCCTGGCGGGCTGCAGCGGTCATAAGCGCCTTCCAGTCCTCGCTGTCGAGCTTCTGCATCACTCCATTGACTGGCCATTCAACCTGGCGGGAGATGTCGCCCAGCATTGCCCACAGCTTGGCGTTCTGCTCCAGGGTGCGGCGGGACTTCACAGGACGGACGATGATCTCAACTGCGCCGGCGGCCGACAGCTCAGTTGCGAACAGGTAGGCAAGGCGCAACACCTCACGAACACGGGATGGGCCTGACGTCCAGAAGTGGCGAGGCTTGTGGATGACGTTGGTCATGACTGCTCTCCCTTGCCCATGGCGGCGTCGGCAGTTGCGCGCGTCTTCGGGCATGGCAGGCCGCCGTGGTCGGTGTACATGCCGCAAATCACGCAGCCGGTGTATCCAATCGAAGGCTCATGGAAAGGTTTGAAGGGGTGGCGTGCATCACGCTCCTTGCGCAGCGCATCGTTCTCAGCCAGCAGTGCGGTGTTAACGCGGCCATAGGCAGCACAGACGTTCTTCAGTTCGTCGTTCTCAGCCAGCAGCTCCAGCGCCACCTCCCCCACGGTCTTCTCACCCAGGAAATCATCCAGCGCCTCGGTGTTGCGCTTCCAGTCGGCGCAGTCGGCCCGGTATGACGCGGCCTCAGCCCACAGCAATCCCTTCAGCTTTTCCTTGTCGATATCCATCAGAACCCCTCCTTGCCGCGCTGCGATTCCCACTCAAACGGGATCACGATCACCCCGCCCTCCCGAAGCCGATCAATGCACCGGTCGCCAATGGCATCCGGCAGCGCCTTAGCTTCCAGGTTGGAAACGATCACCGTGGGGCGCATTTGCTCGTACCGGCCGTTGATGATTGCGAACAGGGTGGTCAGCTCGAAGTCGCTGGGCTTTTCCTTGCTGACGCCGATCTCGTCCAAGATGAGCAGCGAGGGGCTGATCAGGCTCGACAGGATTTGGCTTTCGCTCTGGTCGCTGGTGCGGTCGTAGGTCGCCCGGATCGCTAGCAGTACCGAACCGATGGTGCGGTACACCGCCGTGGCGCTCGACTTGGCCATAATCTCGTTGGCGATGGCCACGGACAGATGCGTCTTGCCGGTACCGGGATTGCCCAGGAGCAGCAAGCAGCGACCTGCCTCGGCGATCTCCTTGAACTCGGCGGCATACCGGCGGCAGGTGTTCAGCGCCTTCCGCTGTTCTGACGTGGCGACCACGTAACCATCCAGGGTTTTTCCCGCAAATCTCTTGGGGATCAGCGCTGCACCGAGCTTGCGCTCCATGGCTATGCGGATCTCCATTGCCTTGCTGGCCTGCTCGGCGGCCTCGGTCTTCTCGCGAGCGATCCGGCCGCACTCAGGGCAGGCGCTCTTCAGTTCCTTGCCCAGCACAGGGAATACCTTCTGCTCGAAGTCGCCGTGGGTCTCACAGGTGGCAGGCTGAATTCGAGTGCCTGGCGGGAACTCGGGTGATGGCTGTTCTGCTGGCTCAGATCGCATAGGAACCGTCCTCACGCTGAATCAGGCCTGCGGTGTAGTCGCGATCTGCGAAACCGGTGTGGCGCGATTGTGGGAACTGGTGGACGTTGGTTGGGGTGTCGGGTATCTCGTCCTCCCAGCGCTTTCCGTTCAGCCAGGTGGTCGGCATGGGGATGTACTTGCCGCCCTCTTTGACCCAGTCGGCAGACACGACCTGCGCGGACAAGCCCTTGGTGATCAAGCTGAACAACTCGTCAGTGACTTTGAGTTTCGCCCACGCCTTCAGAGCCTTCGCTTTGTCCTGCTTGCGCGGGTACAGCGCCCAGAACTTCGGGAACAGGTCGGCCTGCTCGCTCACCGTAGGTGCGCAATGCTCTTGATCTACTGGTTCTTGGTTAGTGGTTAGTGGTTTATGGTTATTGGTTAGGTGACCATCCGTGCACGCTTCGTGCACGGATGGTGCACGCTTCGTGCGTTTGGTTGCTTCGCGCTTTTCTGCAATTTCCTTATTTTTCAGTGCTGTAGCTTGATATGCGCTGATCTCTTCCTGAATACGAGTCTGCACGTAACGCCCGTCAACGAAGTCGAAGAACTTGCGCAAAACAAGCTCAACTGCGTCGATTTCTTCCTTGTTGCGTGCCCAGCACCAGTCGATTGCTTCTTCCAAAGTAGGGAAGCGTTCACGGTCGTAGCACGCGTCGAGTAGAAGCGTGTACGCACCGTGCTCTGTCATAGACAGGCGTCCAGCCTTCTTGTGGTAATCACCAATGTTTCGCTTGAAGTAATGCATCATGCGACCCCCTTGAGATCAGCAGGCCGGAACGCTTCAAGCGCTCGCAGGGCGGTGTGGTGGCGCCGAAGGGCGTTGTACTCGGCCTTCTTGGCCGCACGAACACGCTGGAACTGGGCCTCGGTGAAATCCATCACAGGGAGGAAAGCGTCGTTGTACGGATCAAACGCACCATCAGGTCGGCCATAGGCCTCGAAGTACGTGTCGTACAGCGAGCGCAGTTCGGCCTTGAGGGCCTTTTTAGTGGTCTGCGCCTGGAACAGGTCAAGAGCAGTAGTGGCGGCGCGCTCGATAAGCTGCTGGTAGGAAGGACCGATCATGCCAAGTCCTCCTCTGTCGCCTTGCAGTGGCAGAACTGACCATCCCAAGTCTTTTTCATTGGGAGCTTCTGAGCCATGTAAAGGTCGTGCAGACGCTTGGCGCCCTCCTTCAGCAGGATCGGTGTGTACTTGGCGAAGGTATCCATGCCCTCGTTCGAGATATTGGTAACTTTCTCGGTGAGGTACTTGTCGCGGGCGATTGAGCCGACCCGGAACTTGACCGAGCGCTTCTCGTCTCGCTCCGAGTTGAATATCCACTTGCGGGCCAGTAGCGCGTTGTTGACCTGCTGGCAGTTCACACCATTCAGGCGCTTGCAGAACTGCGTAGGGGTCATGCCCACCTGGAAGATGGATTCAAGACTGGCGATCTTCTCGGCCTGCTGGAGGTTCTCGACGCGCAGCACCTCTGTTTGCTCGATCTGGTCTGCATAGAGACGCAGGGCCTCGGCGTATGAAGGGAGTGCGACCGATTTCCTGTTTTGAGCCTCAAGCTCATTCAGGCGACGAATCACTTTAAGTCGCAATGGGACGCTGTAACCGGTCAGAAGCAGTTCGGTCAGCTCACGATCAAGGTGTAGATTTGAGGTGTATCCACGCGAATCCAGGTCTTCACGGACATGGCTCACATCTGAGCCATCCTTTTTCAGCTCATCGAGCATCTCTCGGATGTCACGGATCACGTTTTTGTGCAGCTTCCGGGTCAGGTCCGCAATTTCGGAACTGGACATTGAAACTTCTCGCGCCACGTTTTGCGATTGCATAAAACGTGGCGCGGATTCGTTGGTATTGACGACTGATTGGGGAATGGGCATTATTCGCTCCAGAACTGATTTGTAAGTGCTGCACGAAAAGCCACCCTTGCCCGGTGGCTTTTTTGTGCGTCCGATTTACTGCTTGGTTGTTTCATTGGCAGTTCCTCATGAGTCCCTGAGGGGCTTATCAGCCCTTCCGTCCTATGGAAGCGACGTTGCTCCGGCTCTTTGGTGGCCGGGTCATTCGATCAAGCGCCCGGTTCATAATTGTTGCGGCCAGCTCTTCTGGGGTTACGCCTTTGCGTCTGGCTAGCAGCTCCAGATCGGCGACTCCCTGCCAGTCGAGCTGGACTTCCAGCGGCTTTCTTTCAGGCACAGGGCCTCCTCGGCTACTTCAGGCCACGTCTGTTTTCGCGTTAAGCTCTTCCATCATTTGGTTCAGGCCGCGCTCCAGGATTTCGCGAGCGAGCACAGCTTTCTGGGTCCGCTGAAAGCGGGCCATCGCTGTCAGCAGGTCGTCAGCCGCCTCGTCCAGGCGAACCTTGGTCGGCTTGTCGTGGAGGTGGTCAGGTGCGAAGTACGACATCTGTGTTTCCTTGTGTGGTTGGAAGTGGGTTAAGCAGCTGTCTTTCGGGCGGGGATAGGCCGAATCTCGTTCGCTTGGATCGACCCGTCATCCATCAGCGTGATGGTGATCGTCCGGTTCGAGCGGTGCATTTGAGAAACGGCGCTCTGCTGGACACCCAGAGCCTTGGCGAGATCGCTCTGGGTGCCGTGCAATGCCAGGTACTCCCCAAGGGTTACGGTCTGCATTGATAGGTCTCCGGTTAATTTGGGGTGATATTAGCACTGCTGTTTTACAGAAAACAAGGAGTTGATTAGCACTGCTGTTTGCGAAAGCAACAGCGGTGCTACTTAATCGCGAGCATGAAAAAACCTACACGAACCCCTTTGTCGGCCTGCCAGCTTGCGGATGCCGAGCGCTTACGCGCGAAATACGTCGAGCGTGTGAAGGAGTCTCGTGAGCGCGGTGATAAGCCAACGTTAAATCAGACGGAAGTTGGCGAGCGCTGCGAATGGAAATCACCTCAGAGCACCGTAAGTCAGTATTTGAATGGGAAGGTGGCGCTGAATCTTGAAGCGCTTGTGAAGCTTTCTGTCGCGCTGGATTTCGAACCAGCCGACGTCAGTCCGACCCTCGCGAAGGGCATTACCCGCGCGGTAGACAGCCCAGCTAAGCCAGCAAGAAATGCCGCAGCTGCAAACTCCTCACCTACAGACACGCCCTTCCCTGGCGGCGCTGACATAGAGCCTGTTGATGAGAAATACGCCTTCGTCCCTCAGTACTCCGCTAAAGCTGCAGCCGGACTGGGTCATGAAAACCCACACGTCGAATCGGTGGCAACCCTTGCGTTCAAGCGCGAGTGGCTGCGCATCAAGGGTGTAAACCCCAAGAACCTGATCGTCATCTATGCAGACGGCGAAAGCATGTGGCCGACCATCGACGACCACGATGTGCTGCTGGTGGACAAGTCGCGTGCAGAGCCGGCCGACGGTCAGATCTTCGTGATGGCAAGCGCAGACAAGGGCGTGATCGTTAAACGCCTGGTGCAGAGCCCGTTGGGAGGATGGATCATCCGTAGCGATAACGAAGACAAGGGCGAGTATCCAGATCTGATGCTGTCACGTAGCGAGATCAACGAGCACCGGATCATCGGCCGAGTCATATGGCGCGGGGGTGATCTGTAGGTTTTACTGCGACCAAGCACATTTTTTGCGCAACGTTCAAGCACTTCTTGACATACGAACCATTGGTTCTTAACATTCAGTCACGGTGCATGTAAATCCTGAGACAACCGCGAAGCATGATTTGTATCGTAAGCGCTCTGTAAGAGCGTCGGCCTTAGGGAATGCACCGCCCTTCTTCTGAAACCGCGTTCAATGACGAAATTATTCATTTTCCTGGATGAAAGCGGTGATCTAGGCTGGAAATTTGACCTCCCGTATCGGGATGGCGGATCCAGCCGATATCTCACAATCTCTGCATTACTTGCTTCCGAGCAATCGGTCCGATTGCCTGCTCGCGTTATGCGAAAGCTCTACGACAAATTCAAGTGGCCCACAGACAAAGAAAAGAAGTGGGCGCGAATGACCCCCGAAGAGAGGCTTGAATTTGCGCGTTTGGCAGCAAAGCTATGCGCCGGTAATGCTGGCTCGATCCAATACGTGTCAATCACAGCAAAAAAAGAAAATGTGATGCCGCACATACGGCGCGACCCCAACAAGCTCTACAACTATATGATCGGCATGCTCCTGTTGGATCACATGGCCAGGGCTGACGAGGTGATCTTCGCGCCCGATGATCGCAGCATAAAGGTGCAGAGCGGGAATAGCCTTCATGACTATTTGCAAACACAGTTGTGGATGGAGCGCGGGGTTGCCACAGAGCTGAAAACCGTCCCCTGCGATAGCTCTAAGAATCTATGCGTGCAATTCGCCGACATGATCTCAGGCATCGCTCAAGGCCACTACGAAGACAGAAGCTCTGAGCCCTTACGAGTTTTGGCTCGCCACTTCAGGCCTTTTTTGATCTACAACCGATAGCCTGGCCTACTGCCGAGCTTCTTGTCTCTGGCTGGCAACGCTTCCTTCCCCGGAGCTAACCCTGACAGCAGCTGAGGGAACAGCGACGTGAGTGTGTTGCAGCCCTGCCTAGAGCCGGGTTTTTTATTGCCTGCGATTCGAAAGAGTACATCTGTACTCTTTTCGGCTTGCCCTTCCGATCAGCATGAAATACTGTTTATCCGTACAGTTAATTAAGGAGGGTTACCCATGGCAAAGCAGAAGTCCCAAGCACCGAAAGAACCAACATCCTACGAATTGCTGGGCATGCGCATTCAGCGCGTGATCAACAATCCACGCTCGCAGGTGGCCAAGTCAGCCCTGCTGGAGCGATCAGCAAATGATTCACCAGAGGACTGGGATCAAATGCTTGCTGAGATCGCCGAGAACGACAACGTGACCCTTGCCCATCACGACGACGGCAATGTCCGCATCTTCTGGACCGTCCCCAAAGAAGATTGAGAACCCGCTGAGAGAGCCCGTCCTGTGCGGGTTTTTTTACGACTGGTGAAAATAATATCAGCACTGCTGTTTACATTAGATAACAGCAGTGCTAATTTTCACCCATCGCAGCGACACACAGCCACTGCGAAGGGCCTCGAAAGGGTCCGCTCCGATTCGGAGTCGCTCTTTAAAAACTTGATGGACGCCGAGCTGGCCGATGCATAGCCAGCGGACGTACCGCGCAACGGTACGCAGCGATTCGACCTAATGTCGGCGCTGGGCATAGGAGACCTCATTCGGAGGGCGCAGTGGAGAGCTGCGTGGTGGTGAGTAAGCGTTTGGCCTTGGGACCTTGATCCCGTGTCGCGCTGAAAGTCATCAACGGGAAAGCGACCGTTGGCCTATGCAAGAGAGTGATACAAACAGATTTCCTCGATGCCCTTCTCACGAGGGGTATCAGGGAAATCAAACCGGAGAATTAGCAGATGAAGATTGAAGGATTGACGATTGAAGTAATTCCAAAGCCAGGCACCGACGAGTTTGATCAGTTGGCCAAGCAGTTCGCCGAATCTGCTTACAGGCACTTTGTTGAGTTGTGGCGACAAGGTGCTGAGCAGGACCCAGCCGCCACTTACCCTCAGTTCCTGGCTACTGAATGATCTCGATCTGGTTTGCTCTAGGCATCTGAGGCGGCTCAAAAGGCTTTGCAAACACTGAATGGATGTTTCCGCAGTCGCCACAGCTTGCAACCAGGATGTTCTTGTTTGCCGGGGCGGGCTGGATGGCGACCTTAGTCAATCCTTCGACTCCGCATGCAGAGCATTTCGGTTTAGCAATTTCCATGTTGTTGCCTCAACAGTTGTAGGGACTTGAGAGGCTACCACGGCCCGGCGTGGGTAAATATCCGGGCATCAAATTCAAGCCGGTGACCGACGCCAGTAGCGGGTCACGGCTCAAGGATGGCTCCCTGCTGATTCAGGTAGCCATCTGGTTTCACAAATGCCTCTAGACCCCCTGGAGGTATTTGGAAGCCCTAACCGGGTGAACCAACGAATGGAGAGAGTCATGGACTATATGGCAAGTCAAATGGACCGGCAGATTGAAGATTCGCAAGTGGCATATGCAGCAGCAATGGAAGACGGTCGGCAGCCAGCATTCCCGGTAGCGGATTACGACCATCAGACATTTAACCCGGCAACTGTTGACGAGGCAAAACGGCAACTGTCTGGAATGAGCCTGCGCGACTACTTCGCGGCTAAGGCGATGCAGGGATGGACGGCCAACCCGCTGCCTAATGATTCGTCGATTCAAGAAGTTGCCGAATGGGCATATCGACAGGCAGACGCCATGCTCGCGGCCCGTTCCGCCTAACCCCAAACACTGGAAGTCGCCATGGCCCGCACTTACGAATATTGGACGATCAAGGACGGCGAAGACATTGCCATCAACCTGAGCGTTGTTTCCTTTTCTCAGTCGAAAGGGAATTTTAGCTGCCGGGCTGCTGATCCTGAGGAGTACTTCGGTCATTGCGAAATCGAGTGGGAATCGAAAGACGATACCAGCCACCTGACTGATTCCGATATCGCCCAGATGGAGGAATGGCTTGTGAGTGAGCATCCCGAGTATCTGGCCGATCAAGCCTATTACGACTGACCCGCCACCCTGGAGGCGACCATGAACGCAGCATTGAAGATATGCCAGGAGCGTTACGACGCTCAGTTGCCGCCTCCAGTGAGCGAGTCGGCGGTGGAGATTGCCCGCAAGGAGTGGATCGATAACGCAGTTGAAACGCTGGTTGATCGGCGCAGCGACGTGCAGTTCAAGCGCCGACTGCATTCCGCGCAGGGCGTGACGTTCAAGACCTTCGCCGCCGAGGTCGAGCAGTTCGCGATCAACAGTGACAGCAAGAGCCCATGTGCCATTGGCGAGATGGTCATTGCTGGGCTGCTCGGTGATCGCTTCCTGGCCCGAGACGGCGCCGAGGACCTGCTGGCGGTAGCCGACCCAAAAGAACAGCTCAGGATCATCGCTCAGAGCCTTGTTGAGCCATTGGCAGACGATGCATTGGCGGCCCAGGCCGAGGACGAAGAACTATGAATACCCCTACCGCCCTCGCCCGCCTGGGCCTGGAAATCGCCAAGATGAAGAAGTCCTGCACGCCGGTACCGGACCGCACCTTCGTCATGGGCATGATCGAAATGGCCGAGTTCGCCGATCTGGTCGACTCCC